TTAGGTAGAGCTCAAGATGATGAAATAATCGCTGCTGTTTCTGGAACTGCATATACTGGTGAGACTGGATCTACATCCACTACTCTACCTTCTGCACAAAAGATAACAGAAAGCGGAACAGATGGCTTAACAATTGCTAAATTAAGAACTGCGAAAGAAACTCTTGATAACAGCAATGTTGATCCGTCAATTCCAAGATGGATAGCTGTTGGTCCAAGACAAATTACAAATTTGTTAGGAACAACTGAAGTTACTAGCTCAGACTTTAACTCTGTTAAAGCTCTTGCTAATGGCGAAGTAAATTCATTTTTGGGATTTAACTTTATAGTAACTAATAGACTTGATCTTGCATCATCTAAAAGATTATGTTTGGCTTGGGCTCAAGACGGAATTAAAATGGCTCTTGGTCAAGACATCATGACTAGAATAGATGAAAGATCTGACAAAGGTTACTCAACTCAAGTGTATGTGTGTCAATCAATAGGTGCGACTAGAATGGAAGAAGAAAAGATCGTAACTATTCAGGCACATGAAGCATAATCAATAGGAGGATATAATCATGGGGACTAAAAACTCAGACTTAGTTGCAAATTTTGAAGCAACTCCTCAAGTTGCAAACAGTGCTAACCTTCTACATGGAGTAGTTCGTGTAGCTCAAGGTACAATTGTTGTTGCAGCTGGAGACAGTGATGATGACGATATTGTTATGCTTGCACCGATACCAAGTAATGCTGTTGTTCCACAAATTTTTGTGGGATCAGATACATTTGGCGGATCATGCACTTTCAATGTTGGGATCTATCAGACTGATGGAACAGTAGTTGACGAAGATTACTTTGCAACTGCGGTAGCTGATGCTGCTGCTTTAGCAGATGTAAGACACGAAGCTGCTAACATCAATACTGCTGGAAAAATGATGTGGGAAATGGCTGGAGCTTCAAGCGATCCTGGAGGTTTTTACTATATAGCTGCTACTATGGCTGCTGCTGGTGGAACTGAAGGTGATATGAGCTTTATCATTAACTATGTTGTTAACTAGAAAATAAATTGTTTGGCGGATGAAATACTCCGCCAGGCATTCACAAAATTTTAAATGAAATATGTAATTATACTTTATCTTTGCTCATTCGTTAATGTGCAGCCAACTTGTTTTTCAGAAAGAGTAATATCTTTAGAATTTGATAATTATTATGACTGTATTCTTGCTGGATATAAACAATCACATAATCATTTAGCAACAATAGATAAAGATAAAATTAATAAAGAAAAATTAGCAATTAGATTTCAATGTAAAGAAATCAAAACGGAGACTACATAATGGCATCAACAGTAGATATTTGTAATTCAGCTTTAAACTTATTAGGAGCATCAACAATATCAGCATTAACTGATGACAGTAAAAATGCTCGTCTTTGTAATCAAAGATATGAACCAATAAGAAACAGAGTATTTAGAGCTCATGCTTGGAACTGTTTGCATAAAAGAGTTCAATTAGCTCAAAACAGTACAGCTCCAGTAGTAGAATATTCTTATGCTTATGCTTTACCTTCAGATTGTTTAAGAGTTTTAAAAATTCACAACGGAACAACTGACAGTATTGCATCATCAATGGATTATAAATTAGAAGGTAGAAATATTGTAACCGATGAAGGAACTATTTATTTAATTTACATCGCATTAATAACCGATCCAAATGAATACGATAGTTATCTACAAGAAAGTATTTCACATCAATTGGCAGCTGACATTGCTTATGCTGTAACAAACAATGCTACACTAGCAAAAAATTATATGGAAAGAGCTGACGAAAGATTAAGAGAGGCAAGATTTATAGACGCAACTGAAAACGCATTAGGTACAGTAGAAAGTAATGAGTTCACAGATGCAAGATTATAATGACAACAGCAGCTTTTGATCCAAGATTAATTGAAAAATATTCTGAGCCTAAATCACTTCTTCATTTTCAATGGGGTGATGACACAAAAGTTTATAGATATTGTTTAGTAGAGATTATTGAAGAAAAAGATATTGATCCAACAACTAAATGTAAAAAAGAAGAACAAGGATTAAGCCAACAAGAAATTTTTAAAAAGATATGCCAAGAACGACCTTAGCTTTAACATCATTTGTATCAGGAGAATTTTCTGCCAAGATGGATGGTAGAACAGATTTTGATAAGTATTCTTCTGGAGCAAAAAAAATGGAGAACATGCTGGTTCATCCTCAAGGTGCTGCAACAAGAAGAGTTGGTACACAATTTATTTCTGAAGTTAAAACAAGTTCTTTAAAAACCAGATTAATACCTTTTGAATTTTCAACAACTCAAACTTATATGTTGGAGTTTGGAAATCAGTATATAAGATTTTTTAAAGATAAAGGTCAGATAACAGAAAGTAATAAAACTATTACTGCGATTACCGCTGCTAATCCAGCTGTAGTTACATCTAACTCTCATGGATATTCCAACGGAGACTTTGTAATTATAAGTGGTGTAGTTGGAATGACTGAAGTAAATGGTAAAACTTTTAAAGTAGCTGATAAAACTACTAACACTTTTGAATTACAAGATGTTGATGGAACAGATATAAATTCATCTGGTTACACTGCTTATTCATCTGGTGGAGTAGCAAATAAAATTTATCAAATAACAAGTCCTTATTTAACAGCTGAATTGTTTGATATTAAATTCGCACAAAGTGCCGATGTAATGTATATCACACATCCAAATCATGAAGTGATGAAGTTAAGTAGAACTGGACATACTTCTTGGACTTTAGCTGATGTTGAATTTACTGATGGTCCTTACCTAGCAACAAATACGACAGCAACTACAATGACACCAGGTGCTACAACTGGAGACGATCAAACTTTAACTGCATCTGGATCAACTTTTGTATCAACTGATGTTGGAAGATTAATTCGTTTTAGTGCTGGCTATGCAAAGATTAGAAGTTATACGAGTGCAACAGTTGTTAAAATAGATATTAAAGATGATTTTTCTGGAACTGGATCTACTGCTGATTGGAAGTTAGGAGCTTTTTCAGATACCACTGGACATCCTTCATGTGTATCTTTCTTTGAACAAAGATTGGTTTTTGCTGGAACAACAGATGAGCCGCAAACAGTTTATTTTTCTAAAGCTGGTGATTATGAAAATATGACTACTGGCACAAATGCTGATGATGCTATGGTTTATACAATAGCCTCAAATCAGGTTAATGCCATTCGTTATATGAAAGCAGTAAGAACTTTAATTATTGGAACGACTGGAGGTGAATTTACAATTTCAGCAGATGGAACGGATGCAAGTATTACTCCAGCTAATGTAACTATTAAAAGACAAAGTTCATTTGGATCTGCAAATGTAGATGCTATTCCAGCTGGTAATGCAGTTTTATTTTTACAACAAGCAAAAAGAAAAATTAGAGAATTAGCTTATAACTTTGATAGTGATGGTTATGTTGCTCCAGACTTAACAATTTTAAATGAGACAATTACAAAAACTGGAATTAATGAAATGTCATATCAGCAATCACCAGATAGTATTATTTGGTGTGCAAGAGATGATGGACAATTAGTTGGATTAACTTATCAAAGATCTGAAAATGTTGTTGCTTGGCATAGACATATTTTAGGAGGTAAATCTCAAGAATGTACGATTACAGTTTCTGATTATGCAAATATAGCAAGTGGAACAAAATTAACTTTTACAAAATCTGATGGAACAGAAGTTGTTTTTACTTCTACAACTGGAACTGCTGGAACAGACGAATTTAGAACGCAAACTAATAATGATACAACGGCAGATAATATTTATACCGCTATTAATGCTCACTCAGATTTTACAGTTTCTAATCCAGCAGCAGCTGTTGTTACAATTAGAGAAACTGCACCAGAAGCTACTGGATTTTTAACTTGCGTATCTGCTGACACAACAAGATTAACAGTTCAGAATGAAACTGCTGCTATTGTTGAAAGTGTTGCATCAATTCATGGATCTTTAAATGAAGATGAATTGTGGGTAATTGTAAAAAGAGTAGTAGATGGATCAACAAGAAGATTTATAGAATGTTTTTCTGATTTTGATTTTGATGAAACAGATAGTACAGATTTTAAATTTTTGGACAGCCACCTATCCTACTCTGGAACTTCAACATCCACTTTATCTGGATTAGATCATTTGGAAGGTCAAACAGTTTCAATATTGGCTGATGGAGCTGCTCATGCAAATAAAATTGTAAGTTCAGGTGCAATAACTTTAGATCGAGCTTGCACTTCTGCATGTGTTGGATTGGCTTATGATAGTGTTTTACAAACAATGAGAATTGAAGGAGGAGCTGCTGAAGGCACTTCTCAAGGTAAAACAAAAAGAATTTCAAAAGTAGTATTAAGACTATTTGAAACAGTTGGTGTTAAAGTTGGACCATCTCTAACTAATTTAGAGACAGTTCCTTTTAGAACAACATCATCATTATTAAGTTCTCCAGTTGATACATTACTGGCTGGAGATAAGGAGATAGAATTTAGAGACGATTATAACTCAGATGGATCCC